GCATTGACCTTAGGATGATAGGCGTCGAGCATCATCAGGTATGGAACGATCAACTTCTTTGAGCCTCGCCAGTCCATACACACAACCGTTTCTTTGAATCTCGGGTTCTCGACTAATTTCTTTGGCTCTTTGTCCAATATCTGCTTGGCTCGCATCTGGCAAGATTCCATATTCGCATACTGGTTCACATGGTCATAATGCGCAGTGCATTGAGCCCAAAGACCGACATAACAAGCTACTATTCCAAAAACTATCAATATGTGTTTTCCTTTAATCGTCGCCTACAGTTGGAATTTTATTCAGCGGGTTTCTAATTTGACCATTGGCTATGGCCCGTAAGTCACGAAGCGGTTTGCTATACCAACCAAGCTTTTGTTTGATTCTCTGGGCCACGCGTGTTGGTTCCCAACGAGCGATGGCGTTGATACCAGTCTGCTTTCGTATTTCCTTCTTTAGCTTAGTGATGCCAAGTTTTGTTGAAATACTTGGTGATCTATAGCGCCACTCCATGTATTTTTTACCTTTTGTTTATATGTCAGCATTTGGATCATTGGCGTCGGTGAAATCGCCTGTAAGCCAGTATTCCATTTCCTTGAATACCAATGTTAAATCTACAGCTTCGGGTGCCCCAGACTTGTAAAATGCTGTCGATCCAGTTGGTGCATAATTTGCTTGCACTGATTGTAGAACGGCGGGTTTGAATTTGTAGAGATACGAACTATTTGGATAAAATTCGAGACGAAATATTTTTGGAAATGCCCACATAGTATTCGCGAAAGCCAAACCTACTGCCGCTGAATTATTGAGTGTCGTGACGATATGTCGAATAGTATCGGATTCGTTTTGATTGCGTGGCATTAGACGCCAGTGAAAGGTATATTCTTTGTAAGTCGGACCGCGCAGAAGGACGACAAAAAATTGATTGGGAGAATAACCAACGAATCCTATGACTTCATCTATAGGTAAAACGTTCTTTCCAAATCCGAGTTTTCGTCCAAGTTTATTGATTAAATTTGCCGAATCTCGGACTCCTTCCAAAACCGCAGCGCCACCTATGCCAGCGGCATGTTGCAATGCTCCTTCTGTCAACGCCGAACTTATAACGGTTTTGAATTCTCCCAATGTCAATTGCGTTGAAGACATAGATTTCCCGATAGCATTGTAAGATGACACAACAGCGTCGGCTATCTGGCCTCCTAAAGGTCCCAGCGATCCTTCGTCATACTTGACAATATTGGTGTCGCTTAACTGAGACGCCATCGGAAGAATTATTGTATCAGTTGGGGTAAAATTCAGTTTGAAAGCCGATGCCCGATGGTAGTCAGCAATTTGGATTTTCATGTAGTATTTCCCCAAATCAGAGGGAAATTGCAAACGATTTGCTGAATTGTTGACTTGTTTGTAAGCAGCAAGCTTCTGCACAACATCATTCCGACCCGTTAGACCCGAAAAATTGGGATTGGCGGGAGTGGCTGACGGAATTGAGGTTGACGAAACTTCGTTGATACTGATGGGCATTCTTACCTTTTGAGAACTAAATAGACCAGTTATAGGTTTCAAAAAGGTATTTATGAGGATAGTAAATGCATAAATTGACAGAAAAAGAACTACTCAAATGCGTTCGTAGTAAAGAATGTCCTGGTTTAGAGTATAAAAGAGGACGTTTGTGGTAATCCGAAAAAACGGACGATATAGACAAGGAGTGTTTCGCCCCAATCATCCTGAGAAGTATCTCGGCAATCCAAGCAATATAATTTTTAGAAGTTCTTGGGAATTTCAGTTCCTACGGAAGATAGACAACGATCCAAACGTAATAGCTTATTCGTCTGAAGAAGTCTCGATACCGTATGTGTCACCTGTTGATGGTCGAACTCATAGATATTTTCCTGACGTAATCGTAAAAATGAAAGGCGGGAAAATCTACATGTATGAGATTAAACCCGTTGCGCAAACACAACAACCAAAACAATCAATGAACAGAAAAAAGATGATCACCGAAGCCAAGACGTTTGCTGTGAATACCGCAAAATGGGCGGCCGCTCGTGCATACTGCGAAAGAAATGGAATAACTTTTGTTATTCTGACCGAAAAAGAGTTAGGAATACGCACTAAATGAGTTTGTTAGACTCACTCTACAACAAATACAAGATGCAAAAGCAGTCTTTGCAGGCCAGTATCAAGAAGGCCAAGGACTGGTTCGCCAAGGCAGCAACAGCAATCGCCTCAAACGCGATCATGAACATTGATCGAGCACGACTTGTGCCGCGTCAAAGCATGACCATTCGATCTATCGGGCGTATGTATCTATATTTCTATGATCCAAAATTGAAGAAAACTCTGCCATATTATGACCGCTTCCCGTTGGTCATTCCCATCAAATTTTACAAGGACGGATTTTTGGGGCTCAATTTGCATTATCTCCCCTACGACTTGCGCGCCAAATTCCTTGATGGTCTCCTTGACATTTACAAGGACAAGTATCTCGATGAAAATCGTAAGCTCAATCTGACCTATCAACGTCTAAAAGGTGCAACGCGTCTTCGATACTTCAAACCATGTGTCAAGCGTTATCTCTGGACCCATTGCAGGTCACAATTCTATCAGGTGGCACCCGAAGAATGGGAGATGGTTCTCATGTTGCCAATTGAACGATTTGAAAAGAAAAGCAAGAGCTTTGTTTGGAATGAGAGTCGCAAACAGCTTGGAGTAGCAAATCATTAATGGACGCATTCGTTTATATTTGGGAAGACATACCTAATAAAAAATTTTACATCGGTTCCCATAAAGGCACAGAATATGATGGGTATACATCATCCAGCGTATATCTTGAAGAAGAAATGCATGGTAGACCAACTGATTTCAAACGCACCATAGTAGGATGGTTTGAGACTTACGAACAAGCGTGTCATGCGGAAGCGGCATTATGTAGAAAAGTGGATGCAAAGAATAATCCAAATTACTATAATCGTCATAACGGTGATGGTGAGTTTCGCAACAAAGGACATTCTGACCTTACTAAAGCAAAATTGAGTAAAGTTCATAAAGGCAAGCCTAAGAGTGCAGAACACCGTGCTAAAATATCAGCGTTTCAAACTGGAAAGAAACGTGGTCCATGTTCCGAAGAACGAAAGCGTAAAATTGGTAATGCTAATCGTGGAAGAAAACGCAAAGATGCTGAAATTTTACGGGCACAATTAAATAATTGGAAGATTAACAGAACGCCCGAAGAAGAACAAGAACGTCGAGAAAAGATTAAACAAAAAATGAAAATGATTTGGCAACAAAGAAAGTCAGGAGAATTACCAACTCCTAAAGTTTTCGGGAGATAAAAAGTTGGACGCGTTTTTCAGAAAATTACCGACGATTGCTTATGGCAATGTGGTGATCAAGGACATATCGCGATCATCGCGCTTCTCTGAATCTGGTCGCAAACAAGGTAGTTTATTTTACCCAGTCGAGATTGAGGCAGGGTTCAGACCAGACGCTCTGGCCGATGCCTATTATGGTGACGCTGAAATGGACTGGCTTATCTGGTTGGCAAACAACATCACCGATCCATACTATCAATGGTATTTGTCGGAAAACGAGTTTGATGACTTCATCAATGAAAAATATGGCAGTTACGAAGCTTCTGTAAAGACAATCCTCTACTATCAGAACAATTGGGGCACCTCAGAAGAAACGTTGACGGTATCGTTTTTTAACAACACTCTGGCTCCTGCGCTCAAGAAATATTACACGCCACGATTTGCCGAGAACCATAAGATCATTGATTATGTTCGTCGTCAGGAAGATTGGACGATGGCAACTAATCGCATCGTCAGTTTTGTGCTGACAGATAACACAGCTTTCACCAACGGTGAATTGTTGCAAATCTGGCATGGTGGTGAGCAAGTCGGCTTAGGCACTGTCATCACATCCAATACTTCACAAGTTCTCATTCAACACGTCTCAGGTAACACCACGGCGAATTCGACGTTCAGTCAGACGCTCATTGGTGAGACAAGCAATGTGCAAGCCAATAGTGCTCAATCGAACATCGTTGAAATTTCGATCAGTGACGCCGAAGCCGTCTATTGGTCGGCCGTCACAGCGTATGATTGGGAAGTCGGACGCAATGAATCTCGTAAGGATTTGTTGGTGATCAATTCGCAATATGCGCCGCAAATCAGCGAACAACTCAGAAAGCAACTGAATACTTAATGGGCGATATCATCCAGCCATGTAAGGTTGCGCTACGAAGTTGCACGATCAAAGGCATTCTTGTAACGCCACACGTTCAGGCTATCTCTATCCAGGAGACGATGTGCAAGCCTTACATAACAGCGACAATCGCTGTAAATGACAGCGGCAACATCATCAATAATCTCAAGCTACGCGGCGGCGAGGAAGTGACATTTGCAGTTGATAATGGGATGCAGAACGAAAACTCGATCTATGAATCGACCCAATACATCATGAGCATCGAAGAAACTGAGCGACAAGATAACTATCGCACGATGTATTACATTATTCGAACGGCATCCGAATCCTTTTTCAAGAATCGTGCGAATATCGTGCAGAACGCTTTCCAACTTATCCCTGGCACCTCGGCGGCAGAGCAAATTCATAACCAATATGTCGGAGGTGATGCAGGTTTGCAAATCCCGTTGCCTTCTCTCGGCCTTATCGCCAAGCAGGAAAGCGGCGGTTACAATACTAATAACAAGAAACCGTTCAAGGCTATCCGCGACCTTATCGAAAATCTCTCCTATGGAGCGGTTCAGACAGGATCAACGGTTTATTTCCGCGACCGTCGCTCATATGTCATAGCACCTTTGGAATACCTGTTCATGACAATGGGTTCCCAAGAAACCTTTGAACAACGCCAGACATGGGGACAACATTGGACGGATACCTTCACGACCTATAATGCAATCATCCATGCAACGACCAAGATCAATGAAGATCAAGGTAAACAACGCGGTGCGATTTCCAACATCATGGCGGCTGCATCGGCTATGAACAACGTCTTTGATCGCGCCCTTGGGCAGGAAGTTGTTATCTCTGCCATGGGTGCGGCAGCGGCGCAATTTGGGGCGGCGGCAGGTGTCGGGGATGTGAAAAAATTCATAACGGGGCGCATGGGCGGCCTCCCAAACGTGCATGAAACAGACTCCCGCCGTCTCGCACCAGGGACCGATCAGCAACTAAATATGGTTGCTCAGAACGCGTTTCAGGCGAAAGTCAAGGACGGCACCAATTATCTTATCAAGGTTCCTGTTCAGACAGGTTTCAATGTCACTGTTGGCAAGGGTATCACCGCGAAATTGTTGCCGCCAATTGGCGATTCCAATCAGAACACTGCACAATACTTGGATAATCAAATGCTGGTCGCAGAGGTAAATCATGAATGTTACTTCGATGATCGCGAAGTCATGGGAACCACAACAATGCGTGGCGTCCAGATAGGATACAATACTTAATGCCTTCTTATCCAAATCCATATGATACGAACAAAACGGTCGGTGCAGCCGCAGGCGCGACCAACCGCGCTCTTGTCGTCAATATCATGGACCCGTTGAAGGCGGGACGTGTGCAGATTCGTGTCGTCGGACATCATGATGATGAAGCCAATATTCCAGACGAAATGCTCCCTTGGGTGCAGGTAAGAGCAGCGACCACAACAGCCTCGCTACAAACGTCGTCAACGACACACGGTCTTCTCCCTGGCACGATGGTCACATGCGAAGCCATGGGTATCCACGGGCAAGATTGGCTCATTACGGGCACATTGCCAAATGATCGAAAGGATGGCAATAAAACCATCAACTCGGCCACACAAGGCAAAGGCCAAACCGATAACGTCTATGATTCTTCCTTGGCTTCACAAGCGCAACAAGGCGACGGCAGTTTTGCATGGAGCACAAACCTCAAGCACGTCTACGAACAAAAAACGACGCGTGAGGCCCGCCAACGTCGTGACAATGACAATCGCGATACGCGCAAGACCAACAAAAGCCGCCGTGACTATGCCGTAAACAAGGCCCGAACAGAGAAGCCATATAATCGCACAACATCGAAGGACCCGAAAGGCGGGACGATAGGTGTTTTTAAGTCTCAAGGTAAGGACCCGCAACAGTTCATTCAACAAACGATCCAGAACGAATCAGCGGTCGTGAAGAATGCTCTTTCCGCCCTACAGAATCTCAAGAAGGTCAACGGCAATCCCACGTCAATCCAATCCATCGGCGCGGGTAATTTCTCTGCGATCCTTTCGCAGCTATCTTCACTATTAAAATCTAATTCATCAAGTCAACAACAGCAACAACAATACGATTGTAATTACTTGTTAGCGACACCTGATGATCAACTAACACCAGAAATGCTTGTTCAAAAGCAAATCTGCATCATACTTCAAAATCCCGAGGAAGCTGACAATTCATCAGCAAATACAGGAACGTAATGTCAGATAATAGCAATTCTAAAAATAGAGTCGATGAAAGTTCTTATCAATCGGAGTATCCATATAACCAAGTGACGGAATGGCCAAGCGGGCATCAACTTCAAATGGATAATACCCCTGGACATGAACGGGTATTCTTTCAACACGCGTCGGGCACTTACACTGAGATTTCGGCAACGGGAAAACAGATAAATTTCACGGTCGGGGACATAAAAAATTACGGTAAGGGCGGCCATACTTTCACGATAGATGAATGCGGGGATATTAAATTCTCAGGACATACACGCATGATGGCGGCAGGGGGGTTACACGCCGAAGTAGCTGGCGATAGTGGCGTCTTCACAGGAGGAGACATGGCGCTTTGCACTATGGGTAAAATGAACGCGCGTGCCCAATCAATTTATATCGGTTCAGATGGTTCTCTCAATATCAATGTCAGCGGTGCTATCAACATCAAAGCAGGTGGAGTTATCAAGATAAATGGACAAGAAATTCATCTGAATGGCTAACATAGATTTTGATACCGTCACTGAAAAAACCGTCAGTAACTTAATTGAATACAATTTTCCCGAGTTCTTTCGAACCGATGGACCTATGTTCATCGCCTTCGTCAAGGCGTATTATGACTGGCTTGAAACGCAAACACTCGTGGCAACGCCGATTATCAAGGGGTCCGTTGCGATTGCGCCGAAGTCTGTCAACGTCGTCGGTAATGGCACAGAGTTCCTGACCACATTCAATCCTGGCGACGGCATCGCCATCTATGATGAAGATGGCGACTATCGAAATTACACTGTTGATACGGTTATCGATGATCTAAATCTGACACTAACGACCGCCAGCGATATTTCTGGGCAAGCATTGCAGTTTGGCACACTGACAACCAAAGGCAATGCCAACTACCACATCCGTCGTCTCTATGACTATGATGATATTGACAAGACGGCCGATGACTTCATCATTTACTTCAAGCAGAAGTATCTAAATGGTATTCAATTTGAGACTGAGACCAAGACGCGTATGTTGGTCAAACACGCGCTCGACATCTATCGTTCAAAGGGGACGGAACGGTCTCTTGATCTTCTATTCCGCATCGTATTCGGTGTTGGCGCAACTTTCTACTATCCTGGTGACGATCTATTCAAATTGTCAGATGGTGAGTGGTTTGTGCCACAATATCTGGAAATTTCACTCAATAACAACTCAGAAAAGTTCATCAACAAGCAGATTGTTGGCTTGACTTCGGGAGCAACCGCCTTTGCCGAAAGCTTGATCCGTCGCACAGTGAAGAATCGTTTCATCGATGTTCTGTATATTTCTGCGATCAACGGCTCCTTTGAGACCAACGAAGTTATCACCTTATCTGATGGTTCGGTGCCAGCCAATGAATCCCCGAGGGTCATCGGTTCCTTGACGAACATCGAAGTTGATGCCGATGGCGTATCCGAACTTTACAGCGTCGGTGATGAAGTCAATGTATTTTCCAACACAGGTGAACAAGCGGTTGGGCGCGTAACAAGCGTCTCGGATATCGTTGGGCTTGTGAATTTTCAGGCAGCAAACTCTGGATATGGTTTCACTGCCAATGCCAATGTTTATATTTCCGAACAAGTTCTGGTGCTGGCGAATGTTGTGACGACCGATCCCACGACCTATTATGATTTGTTCGAAACCGTCACTCAACCTTTGGCGAATATAGCATACAATAATGCCAACAACACGTTCGCCGTTGGCATGAACGTTTACACCTACTACGCCAATAATTTGCTGATGGGTCAAGGCTCGATTTTGGCGATCACCACAACCAACAGTATCGCTGGCACGCTGCTTTGCCGCTATGACTCAGGCAATCTCCATTCAACACAGATTTATACCGACTCCAATGCCATGTCAGCCAATATCTCGACGTTTCTTGATGTAACCGCGACTGGACAGGTGATTGGTTATTCAAGCAACTCGCGTATTGATACATCAAATCTTGTCGGCAACTTTATCAACGGTGAAGAAGTCTTTCAATATAATGTCATCAATGGCACCAACGTCATCAGCACCAATGCATCTCTCAATGTCTATTCATTCGGTGTAGGTTCGAACGGTTCAATGACACTGACAAATGTCGCCTCTGCATTTATTGTCGGCGGCACAATTATTGGCGCTCGATCAGGCGCAACAGCCACGGTTGACAGTGTATCGCTCAACATGGGTTACATCAATGGCAACAATAGTTTTGTGGCATTGCAGAATAACTTCATCGTCGGCAATACTTTGACAACGAACGCGACTATCACTGCCATCAGCGAAGGGTCGGGAGCGAGCTTCGCATTGTCGAATACACTTTTGTTCAGTGAAGATGTCACTCTCTATACTGACGTTATTTCAGATTATCTCAATATTCCGCTGAATAGCACGGCGTTTGGTTTCCCCCAAGCACCTACAGCCAATATTTCCAGCGTAATCGGTAATACCTTCTCACAAAACACCTTCACCATCGGGCGACCGTCAAAGTTGACGAACATCAATAAGGGCGTTGGCTACAACATCCCGCCGTTCGCTTTGGTCTATGAACCATTGACTTATCCTTTCGAACACTATGGGCGTTACAATCTGACACTTGACATCAACCCATTCTTTATAGGTGAAATTGTCGAGCAATCAGGAGTAAGTTCGCGCGGGGCTGTGATAGCTTCCAATGGAAATATCATCACCGTTGATAATTTCCGTTTCAATGCCAATAACCAATTCGTCAATTCGAGCAATACCACAACAATCCTGATTGGCGACCAATCAGGCGCGCAAGCCAATATTTTGGCGGTGCAAGCCGATACCACGCAAGGAACCTTCGGATTTGAAGGTGGCAATTTCAATCTTACTGCCAACACCCAGACTTCGGTTGGTGCGGTCACGGGTATCAAGGTCATCGATTCTGGATTTGGATTTGCCCAAGGACAACAACTGACTTTCCAAAAAGAAGGGCTCGAATCTGGACCTGCCTTCGCCGTTCTCAAGACTTCGGGTGCTTCGCAGGGTCGCTATAAACAGATTGGTGGATTTTTATCGGATCAGAAGAAACTATTTGACGGCCTTTACTACCAAGATTTCAGTTATGAAGTCCGTTCTTCGCTCATGCTGTCCAAGTATGAAGATATGCTGAAACAGCTTTTGCACGTCGCAGGAACCAAGTATTTCGGGGCGCTTGTCATGCAATCGGAAAACGATGCCATTCTAAATACTGAAAGCACCATCATCACCTCTGGATCATAATGTCAACAAGACTGCTTACAAACAATTTCAAGACACACATCGCTCGCCAGCTAATTGAATCCGTCAATGAAGTTGCGAACTCGACTTACTATGTGTTCATGGCAAATCAACTCGAAAATCTTGATTCAACCATTCCTGATGCTAATGACACCATCCAAGCCACGCAAATCGATGTCTACCAAAACTTGATCCAAGGCAAACGTATTTCTAATACTGACTTCAATATGGTCATCAACAAGAATACTTGGGTCGCAAATACCGTTTATGACATGTATGAACACGACGTAGAACTGGGCAATCTCACATTCTATGTGTCAGTGAATGAAGGAAGCTTTATTCATGTCTATAAGTGTCTTGACAACAACATGAGCAATCCTTCGGTAGCGCAACCGACATTTGCCCATATCAATGGTGCGAATACTCTTTTTTATAGAACATCGGATGGATACGCATGGAAATATATGTATTCCTTCTCAAGTTCTGATGATGTATCCTTCTCAACCTCCAAATATATTCCTGTTATCGCCAATACCAGCGTCATGGAAACGGCAGAATCACAGGTCATCGATATCATTAAGGTCGAAGGGGCGGGCCGCAAATACGACAACTATATTTCAGGTTCGCTCGGCACCACCGATATTCGTGTCGGCGGTAACGCCTCGATATATGCCCTGGTAGACGATGCCAAGGATGCAAACTCATTCTATTCTGGTTGCGTCATGTATTTGTCGGCGGGCACTGGCGCGGGACAGTTTCGCACCATTGTTGATTATGTTTCAAACACTACAGGAAAATTCGTCACTCTCAAGTCACCTTTTGATACGACACCTGAAAATGGCACAACATACGATGTTAATCCCGAAGTCGTCATTACAGGCACGGGTCGCGAAGAAACCGTGGCGCGGGCTCGGGCGCTTGTCAATGCCTTGTCAACCAATTCCATTTACCGCGTCGAACTGTTTGATCGCGGCTCGGGATACACCTACTACGCGACCGCCAATGTCATCGCCAACTCGGTCGTTGGCGTGCAATCCAACGCCGAACTCAAAGTCATCCTCCCACCATCTGGCGGTCATGGCTTCTGGCCACAGGATGAATTGTTGGCAAACAAACTTGAACTATCCATTAAATTCTCAAATACAGAGAACGGCACGATCATCGCCAATAACGGTTTTCGCCAAATCGGTATTTTGAAGGACCCGCTGTTTGCCAATGTCAGCCTGACTGTCTCGAATTCGGTTGGTTCTTTCTCCTCAGGGGAACAAGTCTACAAAATTTCACCGTCGTTGATCGCCGCCGACGCGTCTATCAATACCACAAGCAATCTCATTACGCTGACGCTCGATGCCTATAACAACAATATCCAGCCTAATGACTGGTTGTTCATTGACGGCACATCTATCTTCCAACTTGCGTGTGTAAACAATGTTGTTAACTCGACAACTGTGCAGATTGATAGCAACGGTTTCTTTGAATCGACCAGCGCGACTGTCTACTTCGCCAATCCTACGACCTATGGCTATTGCTATTTCACAAATGGAACCTCAATCCAATTGGCGAATGTTTACGGCATCTTTTCCGCCAACGATCTTGTTGTTGGTGTTGATTCAGGTGCCAAAATGACGGTTTCAGGCGTCGTTCGTGGCGGTGAAACCAAAGGTTTCGAAACCTTTATCGGTATGCAGAAGTATATTGGCACCGTCGTCGCTGGCACCTTTGATGAAAACGAAACCG